AAATAAAAATAAACAAAAATTAATAAAAATAAACAAAAATTAATAAAAATATCGTCATCTACATATTTATAAAATAGTTAAATCTATAAATATCTATATAATATAAAAAAAAATTAATTAAATAACTAAAATAACACAAACTTTAAAATTTATTAGTTGAATAAATTTAGTTAGAGTATGCGAGACCACCCATACCACTCATGATACGGAGGACGTTGTAGTTTACAGCGTAGATGTTAAGAATGGGGGTAATAGCGACACCACCTGCTTCTGCGCCGCTAGCTGCGTTCGCCCATTTGTTGCTGCCGCTAAGTTTAAGAACAGCATTGTCAATTCTTGAGAAATTACAGGTTCCAGAAGGTTGGTGTTCTTCTGGTTTGAGGGCGAAGGAGTAAACGTGGATACCACTGGTAACTGGAACTTGAGTGTGGTGTTCGTATGGCTGGACGAGACGGAAATATTCACTGTGTCTGGGTGTGAAACGTTCGTGTCCGTTAAGTTGGAGGGTAATGTCGGACCATTGACCGTAAGCGCATACATGAGTTTGATCGTCAAAATCATCGGTCTGCCCCGTGTCTTGCAGCTCCATGTTCGCCCCAGTCTTGTCCATAAGACCAGTTGCTCTCCAGACAAGTTCTTTAACTGGGTGGTTAAAGTTAAGTCTTTCAGAAACGCTAACTTGTGTGTTATCACCTGAGAGGTTAAGTGATTTAGAACCGGTAAACTGGAGCTGTTCGATAAGGTATTCGTGGCTAACTTGAGCGAAACGTCTGCGTTCATCAGTATCTAAGTAGATGTAATCAACGTAAAGTTTAGTTTTGCCAAGAGTAACCTTCGATGATGAGGGTGTAACTTCGCATGTGCCTCCGCATGAGGTAAGACCGTCACCATCACCCGCGAACTCAATGTTGAGTTTGACTTCGTGGTATTGAAGGGCAATAAGTGGAAGAGCAAGACCAGGGTTTCTGTTAAACCAGAAACGAAGAGGAACGTAGGAGAAATCACCAGTGTCAAGATCTAACATAGCACGTAAACCGTCATTTTTACTTACATCAGTAGTAAGCTGAGCCCAGATGTTAAGCCAATCACCATAGTGTTTATCGATACGTTGGCCCCCGATTTCAACTTCAACACTTTTGATGAGATCATTGGCATTTGAACTTGTAGTATCAGTGGACGTACTGTCGTCATTTACTAATGGAATAGGTGTGCAAGGAACGTTGCAACCTACACGGATACCACTGGCCTCGCAGACGCAGTCAGCGCCGCCTCCAGCGTTTGCAAAACGAAGGTGCATTTTGTGGACAAGATCACCATTTCTGGAGATAGTGCACGAAACTCTGGCGCAATGGGCCGGGGTGCCGTTGAAGGTTTGTTCGATGGATTCCATGGAAAAGTTGGTGTGGCGTCTGTAGACAACTTTGAAGAAAGTAATCTGTGGATTTCCGGTCAAATAAATATCTTGTGCGCCATAAGCGACTAACTGCATTAATCCTCCTCCCATATTTTTATACTATATAAAAAGATTTTTTTTTTAAAAATAATACTAAATTAAATAAAAATAAATATAAACTGTATATAAAAATATTTAAAGATCTATAGATACTATATTATAATGAAAGATAAAAAACGTTCGTTACGAAAAAAAACACGTTCAAAAATACAGTCTAAAAAAAATCATACACAACAATTAGGCACAATTAAAAAAGATCACGAAAAAATATCGATATTACAAAAAGAATTACAATCTATAGAAAAAAAAATACAATCTTTTTCTGATGATCATACAACATTAACTGCTAAAGAATTAGAAATAAAATTATCTCTTATAGACAAAAAAAAAAAAATAAATCAGACAATAGACACTAAAAAAAACTTTTCTTCTTTACATGAATATTTATTAGACAATGTAGAAGATTTATTTAGTATTTGTACACATAAAACGACTACACAAAAAATAGAATTAAAAAGTAATAATGTATTACAGTATTTTAATAAAAAAGAAGATACAACTTTAGATAAACAAACGTTTAATAATAAAGATTTCAATAATGACAATAATAATATCAAAAATGTTTGTTATGATTGCAACCGAGAAAAAATACTATATCAAACAGATGGTATTATGGTATGTCCAGGATGTGGTGTACAAGAAAAAGTATTAATTTCTATTAATAAACCGTCTTATAAACAACCACCAAGAGAAATGAGTTATTTTGCTTACAAAAGAATTAATCATTTTAATGAATGGTTAGCCCAGTTTCAAGCCAAAGAAACAACAGATATTCCTAAAAATGTATATGATCGTATCATTGAGGAAATAAAAAAAGAATCCTATATATCTATAGATAATATAAGTATATCTAAATTACGAAGTATTTTAAAAAAATTAAAACTAAATAAATATTATGAACACGTTCCACATATTATTAATCGTTTAACCGGAACACCTGCCCCTATTATTACTCGAGAAATTGAAATGAAATTACGTTCTATGTTTAAAGAAATTCAAAATCCTTGGATGAAATATTGTCCCAATAACAGAAGTAATTTTTTATCTTATTCTTATGTTCTATATAAATGTTTACAATTATTAGAAATGGATGAATATCTAGAGTATTTTACTCTTTTAAAATCGAGAGAAAAACTAGCGGAACAAGATAAAATATGGAAAAGTATATGTAAGGATTTACGGTGGCAATATATTAAAACTATATAGATTTTAAAATAAATATATATGTAAAACAATTATGTATATACTTATTTTGAATAAAAGAGTTTTATATGTTTATTGATATGTTTATATGTTATCATTGTATTTAGCGTGGGAAACCAACAAGGTTAGCGCCAATACCGAAGCCAGCACCCTGTCTTGCGGCGTTGCCAATACTTGGGGCAAACATATCTAAGATAGCGAATACGCATGCTGCGACTAACGCAATGATGACAATTTCTTCACTGCGTAATCTGCTTTTTGGGATAGCCCAAGCGACAAAAGCAACGGAACCACCTTCAATTAAATATTTGACGGCACGTTTAAGAATTTCTTGAATGTCGAAAGAAGTCTGTAATCTATTTAACGTATCTCCAGGCATATTTTTTTATACTATATAAAAAGAAAATTTTTTTAAAAGCAGGATAAAAAAAATAAATAAATAATAAATAAATAATAAATAAATAATAAATAAATAATAAATACTCAACAGAACATATATATTTAAAGATAAATGTATATATATATACATAAATATGGAATTAAGTGAGGATTATTTAGAAGCTGATAAAGAAATAAGAGGACAAAACTATGTGTGCCTATCATTCATTTCACCTGAAAATGTATTAAAAGACAAAGAAATGTTTAAAGTCCATAATTTTTTACAATCTATAGCTACCGAATATAATTTAGAAGAAACAGACATATTATCTAAATATAAAGATTATCTATTTAATGAAGAGCAACATTTAAACAAACAATTTACAGAAAAAAATAATTTCAAAACAAGTGTACGAGGTCTTAAAGTTCGAGGAACATATGACACAATACAAGAAGCGGAAATGAGAGCCAAGCGTTTACAAAAATCGGATCCTAATTTTAATGTATTTGTAGGTCAAGTGGGATTTTGGTTACCGTGGGACCCTGAACCTCAAACTATTGAAAAAGAAAATTATTTGAATGATGAATTAAATACCCTAATGTCTAAATACAAAGAAAACATGGACGAGCGTGAAGAAATATTTAATACTCGTAAACGCGATTTAATAGAAAAAAATAATTTAGAAGTAGAACAAAAACAAGCTGAATTAGCAGAACTTGAAAAAAACAAAGATCAGGTAAAAGAACTTGCCGATGTATTAGAAGCGGAAGATCCATGGTTAAATCGACAACAAACAAAATCTTCGGAATCCTCACACGTTGTCGAACCTGTAAATTTAGTAGAAGAATTAAATAAAGCTAAAAAATTAACAATTAATTAATAATTAATTAAGTATAATCATAGCCCAGTTAACAAATCGTTCTACATAGGAACATATCTAAATATCTATATATACATTTGTATATATAGATTTTTATACTATTATTAGTTTAAGTCGTATAGCGTACATGTAGTAGAGTGTTGATATGTTTTAAATCTTCGTTTGTTTATCATAAAGTCTTTAAATATTTTATGTTCAATTTGTTTATGAGGAATACCCTTTGAAGCATATTTAGCTGAATCTATATAAAAGTTAAAATCAAATTCATTATGAAAAAATGAGTTACCTTTTTTATCCTTTAGTATATTTGTGATATATGAATATAACTTTCCTTTTTTGGGAAAGGTTTCTTCTTGTAAAAGGTTAGATGCGAAAAGGGCCATATCTATAGATGAATTAAAAGGTATCGGTTTATAATTTTTAAGATTAATGCGATTATAGACATATTGACCAAATGTCGGTCCCAAAGCATTATATACATTATTTTTTCCTTCAAAATTATTAAAATTATATGATGAGCGCCCCCAATCTATAATTTTTAATATTTTATTATAGGTAGGAACTTTATAATATTTATGCTTATATGTGTAATATATATACTTTTCTTTTGTATATGAAAACATTATATTGGAAAAATGTAAATCATTATGACACATATTAAAATATTTTTGTATAATTGTTAAGGCGGCGATAATTTGAAATATGTACGATAACCACTCTTCGCGTTCTATAGTATCGCCATTATCTTCTTTGTCATTACAATAATTTAATAAGTCGCCATCTAATTGTTCTGTAGCAATTAATAAAATAGGCGTATGATATGTTTCTAAATATACATTTGTTTTTTTTTTAATAATTTTAAATTCTATAGGATTATAGGGATCTTTTTTAATACTACGTATAACGTCTTCATCATATTCTTCTGTAATATTTGTGGTATGTTTATCTAAGATAGTTTGTACAAAGCCATAAAAAAAAGGAAAATGAGGTGAGATTTTTTTTTCTACTAATTTAGAAGTTAAATATGTACAGAAGAGTTCTATTGTGCTAAAATTATTTACATTATACATACTATTGGCTAAGACATATCGTTTATATATATTTTGTTTTGTATTTCTTTCGATTAATAAAGAATACATGTCGACGATAAAACATTCTTTTATAAAAATATTTTGAATAAACTGTTTACGATTGTATCGAATCACGGATTTAAATATTTTACCATTAACATCTATATCTTTAATATGTTGTAACAGTTTAACAATTTGCTTATTATTATTAAACGTTTTTTGTTCTAATTTTGTATCTGAAAATAAAGTAAATAAAACATTAAAAAAAGATGTATTATGAGAATGATAAAATTTTTTAATCGATTTTGTTAATTTATATTTTTGTATAGTTTTATATTCTTTTAATTGAAATATAGAATACATTAAAATTAATATACTAAAGTAATTTTATTGTAGTAATTAAACTAATATATTTTTAATAAAAAAATAAATTTAACAATGCGTAAGAACTAGGAAAATCTTAATGTGTGTATATAATACTATATGGAATTTAAAATAAAAAAATTTGATATGCGAAGTATAGATAATGATAAAGTAGTTGTATTTATCGGTAAGCGTGATACCGGTAAAAGTATATTAGTTAAAGATTTATTGTATTATAATAAAAATATTCCTGTAGGAACCGTTATATCTGGTACAGAAGGGGCAAACGCCTTTTATTCTACAATGATGCCTAGTATTTTTATTCATAATGAATATAAACCTGAAATAGTTGCTAATGTATTAAAACGACAGAAAAAAATTATCAATAAAATAAAAGGCGAAGTAGCAGAAAGAGGTAATTCTACTATAGATCCAAGATTCTTTTTAATATTAGATGATTGTTTATATGATAATTCATGGGTAAAAAGTAAATCTATTCGGAGTGTATTTATGAATGGGCGCCATTATAAAATAATGTTTATTATTACGATGCAATATGCTTTAGGTATTCCACCCAGTTTACGAACAAACATCGATTATGTGTTTATTTTACGTGAAAATTATGTTTCTAATCGTAAACGTTTATATGAACAATTTGCTGGAATGTTTCCAACTTTTGATATGTTTTGTCAAGTTATGGATGCGTGTACAGAAAACTATGAATGTCTTGTTATTAATAATAATGCTAAAAGTAATAGACTAGAAGATCAAATATTTTATTACAAAGCAGAGATGCATGAAGATTTTAGGATTGGAGATTCGCGGTTCTGGAAATACCATGTTGATAATTATAATCCTAACCATAGTGATCAAGCAGAAGATTCATTAACGCAATTAAATAAAAAAGGTAAAGTTCAAATTAATGTTAAAAAAACATAAGGTTCACGTATTAAATAACAGCACGTTTTGTTTGTAATGTCCAGTCTTGTTCGGGCCGGTCCTTTTCAGTATTTCTTTTTAATACATTAGATATGATATACGATTTCATACCTACTTTATTCATTTCATATTGTAAATTATTACAATCTTTAGGGAAACAAGTTCCACCAAACCCGTGTTTACCATCATGACCCGGAACACTAGTATGGCTATCTGTTATACGACTGTCTAACGTAGCATATGTAACAACATTGTTATAATTTATTTGTTTTTTATTACAAAATTCATGTATTTCATTACAAAAAGATACTTTAGTAGATAAAAATGTATTACGGAATAATTTAACCATTTCAGCATCTTTATTAGGTATAAAATGAATATTATTGTACATAATTTTGTTATTGATATACGCATTATTAAATAAATTGTGTATAAGCATTTTATATTTTTTATTTTGAGAAGTATGTATGAGTTCATCTTTAAGACCAAATACCCAATGAGTATTATGAATGAAATCGTCTTTGTATTTTTTTTCTGTTAAAAATTCAGGCATAAAATAACATCCTAATGTATCACTTAATCCAGGTGGTACAGTAGAACGCAAAACAATTATAGAATGATTTAGATTAATATGATTGCTCATATCATTGATTATATTAGTAATAATATTTGTATGACAACGTCCATTTTTTTCCATAGGTGTAGGAGTAGCTATAAAAATAATATCACAAGTATATATATCGTTTAAAGTAGTATTCAAAGGATTACATTTAGAAGGATCAATATCATATATTATACATTCATTGTCGGCACACGATAATAAACTGGTAGCATTACCTACAAATCCATTACCTATTATACCAAACTTCATATGTGTAACTAATAAATAGTATATATATTATTTATTGTTTAATGTTTAAATATACTTTAATTTAAATAAATTAAAGTAAATTAAAGTAAATGTAAGTGTATTTTAAAAATCTGGTTCACCGGTATATACCGTTGGTAAAGACTGACTTGGTAATGTTTTGCTTAGAGTAAATATTAAAAGTAATACAAACGTTATACCAAATAATACACCAAATAATTGTAAATAGGATTTGATATTGTTATTTTCTATATCTATAAATGTTTTAATATTTTTATTGATGTAAAATAATACAGAGACTAATAAACTAAGAATAATCGAAAAAATACCTACAAGATAAAAACTAAGCATTATATACTATATAGTATAATAAATATTAAAAATAAATATTTTTAAACGTATCATTTATTTAAAATAATTTAGCATCATTAAAAAATATGACTTCTTCATCGGATACATCCGAATCGTCATTATAGATATGATCTATATTCGTTTTTTGTATATTTATACGTTTGTCTTTATTTTGATTTTGTAATACTACTGTTTTAATATCTGTTGTATCGTTTTCTTGTATTTGACCAAGTATATCTATCATTTCATTAGAAAGTATATCCATTTGACCCTTTATATCTTGACTTACTAATACACTTTCATCTAAAACGTTACATAATTCATGTTGTTCTTGTTTTTTTTCTATAGATTGTAACTGATTATTTAATTGATCTATAATATTTTCTGTTGTTTGTGTTTTTTCTTGTTCTTTAACTAATTTTGTATCTTCTACTTTTTGTTTGGTTACATCGATTGTTTGTTCGGTTACTTCTTCAACTGCTAGTTTGGCTTCGGCTGCGGTTTGTGCTTCGGCTGCGGTTTGTGCTTCGGCTGCTGCCTCTGCTGCTGCTCGTTCTTCTGCTGCTGCCTCTGCTGCTGCTCGTTCTTCTGCTGCTGCTCGTTCTTCTGCTGCTGCTCGTTCTTCTGCTGCTGCTCGTTCTTCTGCTGCTGCTCGTTCTTCTGCTGCTGCTCGTTCTTCTGCTGCCTTTTCTTGTTGTACTTGATGCTTATATTTTTCTACGGAATCTTTATCTATAACTTTAATGTTATCAGTAAGATTCGATAATGGTTGTTGTATAGGTAAAAATATTTCAATCGTTTGTTTAATAATTTTTATAATTAAATCATTTAATTTTGTATTATTATCTTGTATGGTTTGTTTATTTGAATATCCATCATATTGTAAATAGGGATTTTTCCACAGTTCACGACAAATATTAATATAAATAGTGTGAATAAATAATTTTGTATTAGGTATTTCAATATTAATATGGACATTTGAATCAGGATGCGAATCGTGAATAATATTGATAATTTTGTAATTAGCAATAAATATTGCTTTGATTAATTCATCTAACCAATATATATTATTTACAGCACAAATATTGGATATTTCTTTAGTAATTTTATTATTATCCCATTCTTTAATGTCTTTTAAATTATCTTGAAAATACTGTAATATTGATTTAGAATCTTTGCTTTGTGTTTTTTTTTGTTTAGCATTAGCATATGAATCGTTTATAATACTTAATACACGGGGTCGAATACTTTGAATAAATTTACTTGTATAGGTTTCTTTACAATCTAATAATACATGATAATGATCCGTCATTATAATATATATTATAAATATGTATTCATAATCTAATTATTTACGCACTATATAAAAAAAAATATAAAAAATAAAATAAAATGTATATGGATATCAGCGTTGTATAAATGTAATCGCACGCTTTTAGTTTGCGCCGCCCTTATTTGAAGCGCATGCCGTCGGACTTGCGGCGTTTCACGGAGCCGCCCGTCTCCATCAACTCAACAGAAACAGGTGTTTCTATATCTGTAGATGCTACTTTAGATTGCCCCAATGTTTGAAATTCTATAGAATCCATAATATTAAAACTGCTTGTTTGGATTGGGTGTTTAAATGAAGTTGTTTCTGATGTCCATTGAGAGGATAACATAGTTAGTATATTATTAATAGTTAGTATACTTTTAATAAAGCTATATATAACAAGTATTTTTCTTTTATCAATTAAGGTTACAGTGCGATCTTCTGAACCTTGTTTAATATTGTATAATTGTATTAATTCTAATGAATATTTATTGTATAATTCATCAATAATTGTATCAGGTATATCATCACGAACTTTTATTTTAAATTCTACTTCTTCATTTAAAGGGTGGGGCATTTTATAACCACATTGCTCTAAAAAGGGAACTTTAAAACTTTGTAAATCATTTGCTTCTATATCAATTAATGATATAGAATCTAAAGTATTTATATCGATTGTTGTAGAGGTCATATAATTTTTAACAAATAAAGTATCTATATAGTGATTAATTACATTACCAAACGTGTGATTTTCATTTTGTATAATTAATTTATAACCATACAGTGTATCCATTGAATGAACAATATGTATTTTATCATTAAACATACGGTGTGAATCATTATACATAACATTGTTTCCATACTGTTCGAAATAATTAAAAGAGTGAACAATATCTTGTAATTGTAATGAACATATTGTAAACGCATCGTATACTATCTGATGTGAAGGTAACATGCCTATAGATTCTACCTTAAATATAAATGAATTTGGTTCATTATAGATATCTGTTTTAAATACTCTTTCTTTATCTAATAACATGAATGATTTTTTTTTATTAGCAATTTCTTCGTCAGTTAAACGATGTATTTGTTTTTCTATACGTTCTTTATTTTCATATTCTATAGTCTGTGTAAATACTTGTTCATATTTACTATCATCTTCTTCAAATCTAAAAGATACAGTTCCAACATTACAATATCTGGCGTTATCCTTACCCAGTCCGATAGTAGGATATAAATATGCACTTATTTCTTCATTTGATTTAAGCATATTTAACACAACATAATGTTTTTCTTTAAACACTTCATTAATATATAGATCAGATGGAAAATATTCTGAACAATCTATGTCTGAAGAATATTCCGGAGAATATTGAATATGATTTGTTGTCATTTCAAATAAGCCATATTTATTTTTAGCATCTGTATTTGATTCTATTTCTTGTTTATCAATATGTATGAAAAAAGTAGGAATATCTTCCGAATAAAAAGTATATTCACGTGTATGAGTCTGTTTATTGAAACCCGTATTAATTTTTAAAACGCTTCGAGTATTATCATTATACACATAAATAGGAATTAATGACAATCTGTGAGCGAAAAACTCATTATGTAATCCAGAAGTATTTTTGGTAATATTTATATAACGTTTTGTTTCATGTTCATTCCAAGTATCATCAAAAGCAACACTTGGAATATTAGATAAAATAGTTCTTCTTATCGTATTTGCTAAAGATGAAGATATATCTTTAATAGAAAATTCTATCATATTATGTATATAATATGTATCATCTATAGAGTCATTTGTATTAGGTAATATAGTAATAGACATGTTGTATAATATTATTATAATAATGATATTTATTTTATCAAATTTATATTTAAATAAATTTAAATTAATATTTAAAAATATAGTATACATTATACAGTATACATTATACACATGGCTAATAAACTTGTATTTTTATTTTCACCACAAAGTCAAGATTGTATCGATACTTGGAAAATATTAAAAGAAAATAATATTTTACAAACACTTATTAAAATTAATGTAGATGATCCAAAAAATAACATACCTTCTTATATTAAAACGCTACCTACATTATTAAATCGTGGACAAAATATAATAGCTGGTAAAGAAGCCATCATAACATACTTTAATATAACAAATAAGACTGTTACAACAAATCAAAATAATATATCAAATACTAATCAAGGCACCGATTATAATCCGAATATAAATGGAAAACCTTCACAAAATAATAATAATAATAATAATAAATCACTACCTCCTTTAACAGATGTTCCTTTTTCTAAACAAAATGAGTCCATGTTTTTAAATAGTAATGAATTAGGAGGACATTACTCTGATAATTACGGTTTTATTGATGAATCTGTTACACAACAACATTCTTTTGAATTTATAAATGATTCCAAAACTTCTTCTGAAAAAAAAATAGATAATACACGATCTGTTAAAAAAAGTGCTTTAGAAGAACGAATGGAAAGTATGATGAGTCAAAGAAACGAAATAAAACCATTTAAAAGGATCTAGATATAAATATAAATTTAAATATAAATAATAATATATTATTTAAACATATATTACTAATATATTTATTATGTCGTATTTAAGTACATTTACGAATTTAATAGAAGAGTTTATAGATAAATTAAGTCAACTGTATCCCGAAGATCAAGACTTTGTTCATTTTAAAACCTTTTTGTTATTGCTTAAAAAAACCAATCCAAGAAAAATATTAGATATGTTTAACAAACATTGTTTACAATATAAAGAACATATTATTGCTAAAAATGAAGAGTTTATATTATTAACCGATTTTGTGAAAGATAAAACTAATAATTCTTCTGAAAATAAAGATACTTCAAATGATGAACATCTTTTTAATGTAATGATAAAATTAAGACATTACTGGAAATCTATGGATAAAGAAACTATAGAAAATATATGGAAATATCTAAATATATTTATCCTATTAAGTAGTAAAATGGAAAATTAAAATAATTAAAATAATTAAAAATAATTAAAAATAATTTTATTATTTGCGTTAATAAATAATATAATTATTCTTATAGCTATTATATAATGTCAGAAAAAAGTGTTGTAACCTTTAATAAAAATTTAGGAGCATTATTAAAAAATATAAAAGAAACGTTTAAAGAATTAAAAGAAACTATAGATGAACGGTATGTGTTACCATTAACAGATAGTAAATATTTACAACAATTTATAAAAAATAATAAACATAAGGGAAATGATATTAGTAATAAAAACGAAATTATATTTTCTAAAGATTTAGTTTTGTTAGAATATATAGATTTTAATTATATTTGGAATCATAGTGAAATAACTTCTGAAAATAAACAAATAATATGGAAATATATACAGTCATTATATTTATATTCTTTAGAATATGGTGATTCTATTAATATTAAAGATATATTACAAAATTATAAAGATACTAATATAATTGATAATAATACATCAAGAATAGTCATAAATATTTTAAATAATTTATCAAATAAACAACTTATAACATATGATACTAAAGAAGATTCAGATGATTTTGATGATACGGATAAAGGAGTTAATCCATTTACATTACCGGATTTATCAAATATTATTGGTAAACATTTAATGCAGTTAGTAAAAGATGTTATGGAAGATATAGATATAGAATCCGTACAAATGGAGAATCCTTTAGAATTAATTCAGACATTGCTAGATGGAACATTTAGTTTAGAATCTGATACAACTGGCGTCGCTGTATTAGTTAAAAATATTATAGATAATTTAAAAAAAAAATTGTCATCAGAAGACCTTAACAAAAAATTAATACTACAAGATGTTAAAAACGTATTAGTTATGTTTAATAATATAACTAATAATAAATATGATATTAATAAAGTTCTTAGCACATTAGATAATGATGAATTTCAAACAAATTTTGATAAAATTATAAATAGTTTAGATTTTGAATACTTATTAGGTCATATTATAGATATTTTACAAAATGTTCAATCCGAATCTAATATTGATTTACCGAATATTATGTCTACTGTAAAAGATAAATTATCAAATATAAATTTAGAAAATTTAACTAATATACCACAATTAATGAGCATGTTTGGAAATATTATGGGTTCTGTTAATACTAATGAAGAACAAGGCGAAAATACATCGATGTTTCAAAGCCTATTATCATCCTTAGATATGGGAAATATAGGAAATATAGGAAATATGGGAAATATAGTAAATAGTGTTATGAATGATCTACAAATGAATTCTGGTGATGCTAATAGCACCGATGTATCAGATATAGATATGCAAAAAATATTTACATCCGTAACAAATCATTTACCATCAAATATAACACAAAATATACCTAAAGACGTATTAAATAAATTGTCTGGTGATATAGATATAGAGGCTCTAAAAAAAATGGTTGGAAATAAAAAAAATACTCGTGTGAATCATTCCAAAATAAATCAATTATCACGTTTGGAAAAAAGG